CTGGGCATGGTTGAGAAGATGTTTTCTGAGAAAAAAATGAAGAGCGGCGGGGTGTCTCTTGCTGTCGGTCGCGGCGAGAAGTTGCCTGTTGAGAAGGGTGCTGGCCTGACAGCCAAGGGCCGGGCGAAATACAATGCGGCAACGGGTAGCAACCTGAAGGCACCACAGCCTCAAGGCGGCGCACGCAAGGATTCATTTTGCGCCAGGATGTCGGGCATGCCTGGGCCGATGAAAGACGAAAAGGGCAAGCCAACACGCAAGGCGGCGGCCTTAAACAGATGGAAGTGCTGATATGGCCTACTCGGGAACCGTCGGAACAACTGTCATCCAAGTCCAGACCCTGATCGATCACGGGGCGCGTCGCTGCGGGAAATTGGCAGAGGAACTGACCTCCGAGCAGCTTTTGAGCGCCAGGGAGTCGCTTTATTTCCTGCTGTCGAACCTGATCAACATCGGGATTCAGTATTGGGCCATCGACAAGAAAGTCTACGGTCTCCAGGCCAACAACTACGTCTATAAGCTGCCTCTGGGCGGCAATGACGTTCTCCAGGCCCTGTATCGCAGGATGAACCGGCCGACCCCGAACAGCACCGGAGGGTATGCCTCAAGTGCTGGGGGCATTGTTGGGAACGCCTTTGACAACAACATCGACACGTCCTGTACCCAGACATCGGCCAACGGCAACATTTCTGTTGATTACGGCACCAGCAACCCCGTGTATGTGGGCTCCATCGGCGTTTTGCCGGGCGTTTCTGGCTCTTTTAACGCGGTTTTTGAGTATTCGGTTGACGGGATCACCTGGAGCACTCTGCTTGCGCCTGGGGTGACTGCCTGGGTCAACAACGAATGGCTTTGGTACGACATTGAGGCTGGTCAGACGGTGCAGTATTACCGCATCCGAGAGACCGGTGGCAACACTTTGGTGCTGCGTGAGCTTTATTTCGGCAACAACTCGACCGAAATCACGATGGCCCGTCTAAACCGGGACGACTACACCAACCTGCCCAACAAGAACTTCACGGCCAACCAGCCCTTCCAGTATTGGTTCAACCGGACGATCCCGCAGTCGGAGATCTACCTGTGGCCGGTGCCGTCTGATCCGTTCGTGCAGATGACGGTCTGGTACTCGCGCCAGATCATGGACGTTGGCGACCTCTACGGTGAGCTTGAGGTGCCGCAGCGGTGGTTTGAGGCTGTCGTCTTCATGTTGGCTCACCGGATGAGCCTGGAGTTGCCTGGGGTCGATGTGGCCCGCATCCAGTACCTCGAGGGTCAGGCCGACAAGTACCTGGGTCTGGCAGAGGCCGAGGAGCGCGACAAGTCGCCGATCTACTTCGCGCCGAACATACATCCGTACACCGCATGATTGGTTGATCCATGCCGATCTTCCTCGACACCCTCGGATACTCTGACATCGCAATCGCAGTATGCGACCGGTGCAAGATGAAGCGCCCGCATGCAGTGATGCGATCAGATCCAAACTTCCCAGGATTACAGGTTTGTAATGAAGGGTGTGCGGATCAGTTTGACCCCTATCGGCTGCCTGCTCGCAAAACCGAAAGGATAACGATTCGGTTTCCAAGGCCGGACGTTTCGGTTGCGCTTGACCCCAACAATTTGAGTGCTGGTGAGCCTTACGGCGGAGCGGTGTTGTCGCCAGAGCAAAATATCGACACGCCGGAAAACAACGGCAACCTTGACGGTTTGGAGATCCAGCCCTGATATGCCAAACATTACCATCACCCAACTGCCTGCGGCCGGCCCTATTACTGGCACCGAGGCAGTCCCCATCGTCCAGAACGGGCAGACCCTGCGCACGACTACGGCTGCTTTGGCCGGCTCTCCGGTTCAGACGCAGACCTTCCTGACGGTTAATCAGGAGCCGACGCTCAACAACAGCCGGGCGCTTGCCGGCGGCACTGGTATTGGTCTTGTGGACGGCGGTGCGCAGTCAACCCTTCAGGTGACCCTCAACGGGGCCTCTGGAAGCCTCGAGGCGGCCTCCAATGGCGTGATTGTGAAGACGGGTGCATCTACGGTCACGAACCGCTCTATCGCGGTTTCTGGCGCCGGCTTGGCAATCACCAACGGATCTGGCGTATCTGGCAACCCTACGGTTGCCTTGGACGGCCTGATTTCGGCCATCGCCCAGGTCGGTGGGACGGGTCTTTTGGCTTTTCAGAACGGGGCTACCGCAGGCGGCGTGTTGATCGCCGGCACTGCAAATCAGATCAGTGTGGCCAACGGAAATGGCCAGGGTGGCAATCCGACCATCTCAATGGTTTCTGATCCGATCATTCCAGGCACTGCCGGTATGATCATCCCAGTTGGCACGGCTGCGCAGGAGCCGATTGGAACCCAAGGACAGTTCCGGTTCAACAGCACCTCGCAGACTTTTGACGGTTATGCGGCGGGTCAGTGGAGGCAGTTTTCTCAAGCCGTAGGCGTGACGACATTCAGTGCCGGCTCTACGGGGTTGACTCCGTCTTCTGCAACGACTGGGGCCATCACCCTTGGTGGAACGCTTAACGTCTCAAGCGGCGGTACTGGAGCAAATACGCTGACCGGATATTTGGTCGGCAACGGCACGGCCGCGGTCACCGCGGTGGCAACGATCCCCAATGCTGGGTTGACCAACAGCTCAATTACCATCAACGGGTCACCTGTTTCCCTTGGTGGGTCGATTACGGTGACGGCAGCTTTGACGAATGCACTGACCATTGGCACTGGCCTGTCTGGTGGTAGCTTTAATGGATCTTCTGCCGTCACAATTGCGATTGACTCGACTGTTGCAACGCTCACCGGTACGCAGACCCTGACCAACAAGACGATCAGTGGATCTGACAACACGCTATCAAACATCGGCAATGGAAGTCTGACCAACAGCAGTGTCACGATCAACGGAAGTTCTGTTTCCCTCGGTGGATCCGCCACAGTTACGGCCAACACAACGAACGCGCTGACCATCGGATCTGGATTGAGCGGGACATCGTTCAACGGCAGTTCTGCGGTCACCATCGCGATTGACTCGACTGTGGCCACGCTGACTGGTACGCAGACGTTGACCAACAAGTCGATCAGTGGAGCAACCAACACGCTGACCAACATCCCGAACGGTGCGCTGACGAATTCATCGCTGACCATCGGGACGACTCCCATAAGTCTAGGCACGACCAGTTTGACCCTGGCCGGCCTGACATCGGTTGCGGTCACGCAAGACCCCACATCTGCCCTGCAACTGGCAACCAAGCAGTACGTTGACTCAGTGGCAGAGGGTTTGCATGTTCACGCATCATGCGCAGCAGCAACTCCAAACACTCTGGCCTCTTTGACCGGCGGGACGGTGACCTACAACAACGGCACCGCTGGTGTTGGGGCAACCCTGACTCTGTCGGTGGCGCTGACCACGCTGGACGGCTACACGCTTCAGAACGGCGACCGAGTGTTGGTCAAGAACGAGGCGACTCAGGCCAACAACGGTATCTACACCTGGGCTACGGGTGGGACGGTTCTGACAAGGGCTACCGATTTTGACACCGCAATTGAGATCGCAAGCGGTGACTTTACGTTCATCACGAACGGCACTCTTTATGCTGGTACAGGGTGGGTGCAAACTCAGTCCGTAACCACCATTGGCACGGATGCCATCATTTGGCAGCAGTTCTCTGGCGCAGGAACGTACACCGCAGGGACTGGTCTTACGCTTACCGGGACGCAGTTTTCGATCACAAACACATCGGTGGTCGCCAACACTTACGGCTCTGCGTCTGCTGTCCCGGTGTTTGCCGTCAATGCTCAGGGTCAAATCACTGGCGTCACCAACACGAACATTGCGATTTCTGGAAGTGCGGTCAGTGGAGACATTTCTGGGAATGCGGCCAACGTAACCGGGGTTGTGGCGGTAGCAAACGGCGGGACAGGCCTGACCTCTGGAACGTCCGGTGGAGTCCTGTATTACTCCGCGACTGGAACGTTGGCAAGCTCCGCTGCCTTGGCTGCAAATTCGATTGTGTTGGGCGGTGGTGCAGGAGCGGCCCCGGCGACGACAACGACCGGCACCGGAGTGGTGACGGCTCTTGGAAGCAACATCAACACCACTGGTGGTTTGGTCACTCAATCAGGAACCCTGGCCGCCAGCGCCTTGCTTCTTGGTGGCGGCTCCGGATCTGCCATTACTTCCACAACCACTGGCACGGGTGTTGTTACGGCTCTTGGCAACAATGCCAACTCAACGGGCGGCTTTGCGACCATCAACGGGATTGCTACGTTTACAAACAAGCGTTTTGATCCTCGGGTGTCCAGCACCACATCAACCGCTTCGATCACGCCTGACATCAGTTCTTTTGATCAGTACGCGGTCACGGCCCAGGCTGCTACTTTGACCATCAACGCGCCAACGGGGACGCCCGTAGATGGAAACAAGCTGATCTTCAGGATTCTTGACAACGGGGTCGCACAGACCTTGTCTTGGAATGGCACTTATACCGTTATCGGTGTGACCTTGCCAACCACCACCACGGCAGGGAAAATGACGTATGTCGGTTGCATCTACAACGCTGCAAACACTCGTTGGGATGTGATCGCTGTAACCACTCAGGCTTGATCATGAAAATCGACTTTGAATTCCAAACCCCCCACGGTAAGTTTGCTGATGCTCTGCATCTGCCTGATGATCACACCTTTACGGATGTTGAGATTGAGGCGATGAAGCAGCAGCGTGTGGACAACTGGAATGCCATCGTCACTGCCCCGCCTGTTGAAGAAGTTACTCCTGTCGAGGAGTAAAAATGGCAAATCGCTTCTGGGTTGGTGGCACTGCATCTTGGGACGGCACTGCTGGCACTAAATGGGCATTGACCTCTGGCGGCGCTGGGGGTCAGGCTGTACCTACGTCTGCTGATGATGTGTTCTTTGATGCCGCGTCGGGTGCAGTGACTTGCACTGTTACGGCAACGGCGAACTGTCTCAGTTTAAACTTTACCGGATTTACTGGGACGCTTGCAGGAACGTCAGCAATTCAGTTTTTTGGAAATCTGACGCTGGTTTCCGGCATGACTTGGACGCACACCGGAGCCATTAACACAATGGCTTCAAGTGCTTCTTGGTCAATCACAACAGCAGGAAAAACACTTGGCTCTTTGAATATTGGAACCAACGGAGGCACTGCTACTTGGACGCTTCAAGATGCACTAGCTCTCAGTGGAGCGCTTACCATCACTCAAGGAACCTTCACCACCAACAACTTCAACGTCACTGCCACATCCCTGTCGTCCAGCAACAGCAACACCCGCACGATCAATCTGGGTAGTTCTACGGTGACGTTAACAACAACTGCAACAGCAGTTAACACAGGGACAAATGCAAACCTTACATTTAACGCAGGAACGTCAACAATTATTTGTTCGGGTTCTAACTCAGTTATTACTGGAGGGGCAAGTGGCGGGGGCTCTGGCCTTATATTTAACAACGTATCAATTACTGCCACCACAGCTCAATCGTTCAACATAAATTCGGCCAACACTTTTAATAACTTGACTGTGACTGCGCCAGCATCGGCTGGCGTTACTCAAATAGTTATTGATTCCCGACAAACCATCAACGGCACACTGTCCACCACAGGCACAGCAGGTAATCGCCGAGTCTGGTTCCGTGGCTTGACCTACGGTCTCGCCCAAACCCTCACCATCAACAGCGCACCAAGCCTGACTGATGCTGATTTCCGTGACATCTACGTCATTGGCACTGCTGCACCGATCTCTGGCACTCGAATTGGTGACTTGCGTGGCATCAGGGGGATCACTGCGTCCACACCAAAGACGGTGTATTGGAGTTCTGCTGCGGGGGGGACTTGGTCTGCGACTAACTGGGCAGCAAGTTCTGGTGGGTCGACAAGCGACGATAACTTCCCATTGGCGCAGGATACGGCTGTCATTGAGAACACTGGGTTAAATACGTCTGCTACGGTTACGCTGAACGCGACGCTGCCTTTTATTGGCACGTTGAATATGTCCACACGGACAAACGCTGCGACCATTTCCATTAGTTCGGGTAACGTAATTTATGGAAACTTAATCACTGGCTCTGGAGTTACATATTCTGGAGCGCAGATAGTTACGTTTTCAGGCCGCAACACGCAAACGATTACCAGCGCAGGAAAGCAATTTAGTGGCGGCATTACCATCGACTCCTACGGCGGCACAGTTGAACTTGCTGATGCGCTGAACCTTGGCTCACAAACCCTCACCGTCACCAACGGCACGTTTGACACCAAGAACTACAACGTCACTGCTAGCACTTTGTCGTCCAGTAACAGCAACGTCAGGACGATTACGCTGGGGTCGAGCACGGTGACGTTGAGTGGTCTGCCAGCAATTAACATGTCAACTACAACAAACTTGACTCTCAACG